AAATTTAGACACGGCTCTGTTAAGAAGTTCATCGTAATAAACTTTCTTAAAAGCAGAGCCGCTAAGAGGGAGATAAAAAAGTAACTGATCGAACTCGGGTTCATACTCTTTCATCACATTCATGAGTTGATAGTTCATGAAATTTTTTACTCTAGTCGACTGCTCTTCTTTTTGTTTTGTAACTGTACCCATAATCTGAGTATGCACTGGACCAGTCGCCGGAAGTAATTCTTTGTAAGCGTGTGCTTGAAACTGTGTTACCGCTTCAGCTAATACAGGGTGTGTTGCACCACTTGCATTTGAGAAGGGTTGAGATCTTGTCTCATATTTAAATCCTAATAAATCTAAACCTTTTGTGTAAGCATCTTCCCAATCTTTTCTAGATGCTTTATACTGCATATAATTTTCATAAAGTTCAGAACCTAGTCTTCCTAAAACTTCTTCTGGTAATAAATCTGCTAAATTATCAAAGTGTTCGTTTGTGCCTGGTTGATTTATGGCCTCTG